AACATCTCCGGCAGCAACGGCTTCGGACGGACGGTAATCAATGGCTTTGCCATCCTGTACAAATCGAGCGATCATGTATAAAACTCCTTGAATTTGAGGTTAAAATCAGTTGGCGGAACCATTGGCTTTGACCATGCCGCGATGATCCTGCTCTCTCACGCCGAGGTCGAAATAAACGCGGAACCACAGCCCCAAAGTGTTGAAATCGGTCTCACCGCGTTCAACCGTCGGAGTGCGTTTCCCCTTCAGATAACCGATCTCCCAGGTGTCCACCGTGCGCGGATCACCGAAGAGATACCAGCCGGTCTGACTGGCTCCCTCGTAGGCGGAATTTCCGAGATACGGGCTGGAAACCACGTTGAGATTCTCGTCGGCCAGCACGTTCAGAGCCGGACGCACCGCATTGTCCGTTCCCGCCATGATGAGCGTCGCGCCCTGCGTCAGCTCGATGGCAAGATGCTTCAAGGCGGTGGGAACCAAGAGATAGCGCGGTTCCACCGAAATCGGTTGGCCGTCAGCATCCACCTGATCGAGGAACAGCTGAATCGCTTTCTTGAGGCTGTCCGCGCCGAGCGCGGAGGTTGCGCCGGTCAAGAGATTCTTGTGTCCGGCGTGGAACAGAGCCTTCCCGTCACCCTGCGTCGGATTCTTCAAGAGACGCGAAAAAAACAGCTGGTCAATCAGACGCGCCGCACGGTTGCCCATGGCGGTCGGCACTTTCATGAACGCGCCCAAGTCGTCATTGATAATCATTTTTCGGGTCAGACAAAACTTTTTTCCGTAAGTTTCGAGCTGATTTTTCGCAGATTCCTCCACGAGTCCGCCGTCCTTGATCTCGCCGTCGGCGGCAATCGGCATCAGATCGCCGACATCCGTCAGACGGAAGCGGTCGTTCTCCTTGAAGTCGTTGAGGTCTCCGGTGGAACACAGCTTCGTCGCGATGACCGGCTGGGCTTCATAAGACTGCAACAGCTTTTTGTTCGCCACGTTGGAGAGGATTCCCGGCAGGGAGACGGAGCTGAAAGCCGCACGGATAGTTTCGTTGTCGAAGCCGCGGCTGTACGGGATGCCGTCCAGTTTCATGCACTCGATCAGCAACTGGCGAAGCGGCATATCCATATCCGCCATACCCGCTTCCACGGTCTTTGCGCCATAACTCTTTTCCAGCAGATCGGCGCTCACTCCAACGCGCAAACACATCGCCGCCTCAATGTTTTTCCGCATTTCGCCGCCCTCCGGCGCGGACTTTACGGCAATATTGACATTGGCCGCCGGACGCTCCATACGGATCATTTCCAGCACCTTTTTCGTGGTGACTTCGGGAGTCCAGCCGCCGCTGATCGCCTCTTTTTCGATTTCGGGATAATCCCCGGCACAAATGCTCTGAATTGCGCCAACACGTTCGCGCTCGGCGGCGACGGCGGCTTTGGCGGCGGCGTGAATATCAATTCCGCTCGCCTGAATCGCCGGAGGCACGGCCTCCGCTTTGGTTTTCTTTTCGGGATCGCAGTCGGCGGCTTCGGCGGTTTTGCCGTCCTCTTCCGGCTTCTTTTCCGGTTCGGCGGCGGGCGGCACAACCGGCTTTTGGGTCTCATCTTCCTTGGCGGCAACAGTTTTCTCGATTTCCTTGCTCATACGGTCTCCTTCAATGGTTTGGGAAAGGTTGAATTTCGCGGTGACTTTCATCGTGGTGTGGGCATCCGCGCCCACGGCGACGACGCTCACTTCACGCAGCGTCGATTTCTTGATGTGATAGAACGGTCCCTCAACGGACTGGCCGTTCACGGCACGGCTGGATTTCACCAGTTCGCACTCTTTTACGTCCGCGCCGATAGAGAGTTGCCAGTCGGCTCCGGCCTTGCTCTGCGCGACGATATCGGCGGCGTCCTTGCCGTCCGAAACAATTTCGCCGGAGATTTCCAGCGCATTGTTTTTAACGCTCGCCGACACCATCCCGACACGGGCGTCGGTTTTGTTTTCATGGTTGGTCAACAGCGGCACACTTTCCGGAATCTCCATTCCGGCCAGATCCACCACCACCGGATATTTCCAGCCTGGCAGATTCATTTTGCCGCCGCTGTAAGCGAGTCCGACCACTTTCGGCTTTGCATTCCCGGCGGCTTCAATCAGGGTAAATTCACTCATCCATAACGTCCTTGGGTTCTGAACCGTCATTCGCTTCCGGTTCGGGTTGAACTGTTTCAGCCGGAGCATCCGCATTCAGCGGAATGCCCAGCTCCTTCATCAATTTGATTTCCTTGGCGCGCTGCCGCAGAACCGACATGTAATCGCGTCCGTCTTTGGCGCACTCCGCCGCCAGCGTTGTGGTGTTGTTCGCCAGACGTTTCTCCTGAGCCGTCGCCTCCTTGCCCGGATCGACATGCGGAAAGCCGTCCCAGAACCACGTATGCCGTTCGGCTGTAACGAGCTGCATTCCAGTGAGCGAATACTCCCGGAACCACACTTCGAAAATCCGGTTCAGGACTTCCGTTTCCCAGAAACTCCGGTCTACCAGAATCGATTTGTGATAAATCTGATTGTCCAAACGTCCGCTGGCGTAATTGTGACCGGAAAAGTCTCCGGCCAGCGTGCCGTAGGTCGAACAGACGCACCGGGCGATCTCCGCAAGAATAATCTTGACGAATTCCGAATGATTCGCCGCCGGTTGCTTGGGGTCAAGCTGCCCCATCTTCCAGCCTGCCGGGACGGTCAGCATCATATTGCGTTCCAAGGGAATGCTGTCCATCGGCTCGACGTCATCGCTCTCGCCGTTCGGTGGCGCATCCGTGTAAAGGATCGCCGCAAAATCGGCGGCCGCCTCCGCAGCCGACAGGACAGCGAGATTGTACCGGCGCAACTGGGCGAATAGCGGAAGGGCCGCTGCCAGTTCGGGTACTCCCCGGTGCAATCCCGGTCGGTCCTGCCGAAAAATGTGAAGCATATATTCCGAAGGAACATGAATCGCATCGTCTCCGGGCATGTAGTGAATGTCGCCGGGGTGGTATTTCAATACCCGGTAATCCACCGGATTGCCCCAGTGATCGAAACTGATTCCGTCGACGCTCGTATCGTCGTCCAGCCATTTCAAATCGCCGGATATCCGGTCGGCTTCGATCAGCATCAGATCCAGTTTCACCGGATGCCGCACTTTGGGATTCGTCGCCAACACCGCAAACGCTTCCCCGTCCTGACAGCGGCTCATCCGCATGGTGCGGAGTTTTGCCGCGAGATTTACGGCATCGCTCCAGCGGATAAACGCGGTCTCAACCTCGTCGTTGAAATTCTCGTCGCCGGAGAGCATTTGCAATCGCGGTCCCGTTCCAATCGTATCGTTGGCAAGCATCTGCACCAAGCCCTTGGCATAGGAATTGTTCGCGACCTCATAGCGAGCCCGCATCCGCAGCGTCCGCCGGACTTCCGGCGCGGCCTCCATATCCGCCGACAGATGATCCGCCGCCGCCCAATGTTTCAAATTATCCCGCGTCGTCTGCGCTGCGTCAAACCGTGCCCGGACAACCGGAAGAACCGTTTTCGGCGGCGTCCGCGTCCGGAACATTGTTTTCAGTTTGTTGAACATAAGAACACCTCTACGCCCCTGAATGGCAAAGTTTACTGATCTTCAGGCCGCTTGTGCGGGATTTTACCGCCTTTTTCGACGCGATGTATTCGTCAGCCGCAATCTGATCCGGCAGCGAATGCTGTTCGACCTTTTGTCCGTCCACTTCGGCGGACTTCGGCCCGGACGCATTTCGCTTGATCGCATCCTCAATTTGAGTTTCTTCCGGCATTCAAATTTCCTTCCTTGCAATCATGCGATTTGCATGATAGATTATATTGGATTGTTTTATACTTATTTTTGACTTTATCGGGCGAAAAACCGATTTTGAGATGCTTTTTTCAGCATCCGTCCGGTTTGTATTTTCCGCGATTGGCTTCGCATTCCCCGATAATGAACTCAGCGTAACGGTCGCATTTGTGCGTGAGTGCACACTCAATCGCCGCAAAGGATTTCCGCATTTTGCGGATTTTCTTTTTCAAGTGGCGGTAATCGGCAAGAAGCTCCTCATACTGACGGGCGCATTCAAGGCATTCGGGTTCGACTTCACT